TCATTGACCGTTTAACGATCGAAAAAGTCAACTCTGCCCAATCACCTTGCCGTTGTTCGGGAGTAAGCCAAATTTGAATTTCCTGGTCGCCAGTTACTCGTTTAGTCAGCGGCACCTTAATCAATGGGTCAGTATGAATATACCACGCTTCTTTTTTACTAATCTCTGCCGCAACATCATAAACAATATCCCGCATATCTTGCAAACCAACAGCAGCGTTAGATTGCAACGTTGAAATTTCTGTCGCCGTTTCTGTTCGCCCTGCCGTTGAAATCCCCGCCATTTGTTCAGGATTACCAGCCATTGCATTAAACCAACTTCGCAATGTTGCAACCATTCGCTCATTGTCTGTATTTTGTCCACCAAACGATACAGTCTTGACCATGTCGGGATTGTCAGTAGCAATTGCTTCACCATCAAACGCTTCAACAATAGCTTCAGCAACATCAGCATAATTCGGTTGATATAGTATCACATCTTTCTGTCGCTCGGCTTGATTCATTATCTTCTTAAACATCCGATTGGCAATTTCATTCAAATCTCGCCACACACCAACAGGGGCAACAGAAAATGGATTGTTCGGTACTGGCGGCGTCAGTGAACCGAAAGTATATTGCCCTTCATCCGGCCCATAAAAATCATCAACTTTTAAGAAATCATATAAAATCCTTTGATATGGGTTTGCGATATAACCAATCGCTTGAGCTTCAGGAAAATACAATTCAACAACATTCACAAAATCCTGTAGCTCGTGCATTGAGACATTTTGCGAGTTTCGTTGAGTAATATCTTCAACTCTATTATTTTCAAAGGGTTGCAATCCCGCAAATGGCAAACTCCGCACTAAATCGTGGTCCCAACCATCCATATCCAAAAGTTTCTGCCGTTCAATTCGTACATTGTGTCCAAGAAATGCAGCTTTATCAAAACTTTTACAAAGTGGATCGGCAGTAAAATCATCCCAATCAACCCGCTCGGTATAAACTTGACCAGGATCAACATTTATGTCGGGACTAAGTTGCAAAAGTTCACCAGTCGCAGCAATCGAAGTTTTAAAAATTGCATCACCAAAGCACATATCAACACAGCCCGCCCGCAAAATCTGTTTCATTTTCCGCTGCTTTTGTGATTTATTCAGGGCCAATCCAAGCAATTCAGCATATTCTTTTTGGGCCAAAATATCAGTGGTGATTTTATTCGCTCCCTCCTTCATTACAAGATTTGGAACCAATGTACGAATTGCCAAAAAGATTAAATTAATCGGATATTCACCACTCCAACCCGTCAATTTATGATAATAATCCCCCGCATAATCTTTAATAAACATCGCTCGTGCTCTACGAAATCGACGGTGTCTNTCNAATCCNTCNTTTGCTGCNTTTGCNACTTTGTTTGCTGTCAATTCTATACTCATTTATTACCTTCTTGATAATTCTTAATTTTTTCAATCTGTTTTAAGAATTTTTCTCTATTTAATGAACCTTTCATTTTATTGCACACTTTGCAGCAAGGAACACAATTATCAAAAACATAGCCTTTACTATTATCAATTCTATCTATCCCATTGTGTACAAATAATCCATTGCTCCGATGCTGTTTAACTTTGTGTGCAATGACCTGAGTAGGAACACAACCACAATAAAAACAATTAGAAGATGTCAATTCTCGAAATTGTTCTTTTGTTAATTCAAATTTTCGTCCCGCATATTTAGCATTTTGTCGGTATTGGTTGTAATAATAATTAAAAGATGCTTCCCTTTTTGGCAAACGTAATGAAGCAACATAATCTTGTTTTAGGCAGCCACAACTTTTAGTTTGGCCTGAAGTTAATTTGTTTGTAGAAAGAATGGTTTCTTTTCCACAACTGCAAATACACTTCCAACAACGTCTTTTTCCTTTATAACCAGCAAATTTTTGAACTATTAAACGCCCAAATTTTTGATTTTCAAGTTCAAGTAATTTTGGCATTTTTTTCTTTCAATCAAATAAAACTAAATTTTTTACGCCAGCCCTTAGATTTTTGTTTTTGTTTCCGCCAACGCTGATAACGCCAGCCAAAACTCTGATATGGTGCCTGAATTTTTGGCTTTTTTGGCTGTGCAACTTCTTTATCCTCAACCGTCAAAGCATCAGCCATCACCCTATCACCGTGTAATAATTTATCAGCCAGCGTCTTATCAGTTAAATCAGCAGGCCCAACTCCCCCACCCGGATAATAAATATAATATTTCGCTTGTTCTAAACTTTGTTTATCGTGATTAAATATTTTTCCCTGTTTCAATGCCCGCTCATAAGCTCGGAGCAAAAGTTCTTTACTTTCCCGACTAACGTGAAATCCATATTTGTCTGTTTTCTTATTCCCCACTTTGCCAATTGTTTCAGAGCAATAATAATACGGATACTTAAAATCATATACCAACAATCGACCTAAATCCCATCCTGGCCCGTTGTTTTCCCATTTTAAAAATGGCAACCGTTGGGGGTTTGCTCCCCCACACCAAAGAGCTAAAGCAACAAGCACTCTTGCGAATTCATAAGGTGGAGTATTCTTATCTTTCCATTTTGCAACGATTTCCCCTGTTTGTTTACATTTAATACTAACAACCGATTCAGTGGCTCCTTGTCCTTTACTTGTATCAATGCCAAAAATATATGTTTTAGATTGATCTGGTCTATTGTCGATAAGTTCAACCCAAACATCTAATTTCCCCTCTTTAACTTTTCTCGCCGAAACAACACTTTTATCCCGCCGCCGCAAAATATTCCAAATTTGGTCATTTGCAATTCCGTCTTTTAGTTTAATATTCCAACTGCTTTTTGACGGTCGGGCAAATAATGCAATATGCTTTTCGATTAAAGATAAATCAAAAAATGTGTCACCTGCCTCTAAATCAACACCATATTCTTCTTGAGCAAGTTCTTTGGGAGAACAACGAGTTTTTTTATGTTCAATATAAGGGCAAGAAATTTCATATCTTTTTGTAACAGGGTCTTGTAAAACAAAACGACCTTTACCTTTTTGTGGGTGCTCCCAAAATTTCAAAGAAAATATTTTAATCTGCCCACTATTTTTCCAACGAGCATAGGCTGTACCAGCACCAACAGTTGTCGAATTGACAATCCGACAAGGGGCAACTGCTGTTGTTGAAATACGAATATCTTCACCATTTTCAACTGCGGCAAATTCATCCAAAAGTAAAATAGCACACCGACCTGCTCTCAACGCATATTTTTGAGTAGCTGCTCCTGCAATAGTATTGTTATTTAATACATTATGAATTCTTAATTTAGTGCGATTATCTTTTCCCCGTGTTAAAACCCCTGGCGGCAACATCCAGTTTGGCAACCAAGTGTTAATATAATCATGTTTATAAAACAACGAATCAGTTAATAGACTGTCAACTAAATCTTCAATTCGTGACATTTCACGAATTTGAGTATCGGGACGAAACAACCAAAGCCAATGGTTGTAAGTTAAACACATCCAACTTGCACCCATATCACGGGATTTATCAAACATTCCATCTTCGCCCGAATTAAATCGCTTATCTAACCATTCAAAACCCTCATCTTGAATTTCCCAAGTATTAAACGGCCAATGAGTTGTTGTAGCTGGCACCTGCTTTCCTGTATCTGAATCAGTTTCAAGTTCGTGTTTTGTCCAAACAAAAGCATTAACCCAAAAAAGCAAACTTTCTTTACTTGCCGCCAGTAAATCCTTTTGTAAAATTGCATCATTCTCAGCTTTTCGTAAAAAATTCTCCCGCCACTCAAGATGCTCCTCGTGCCATTTTGGTACAATCAAATCCGTTTTTGGACACTTCCAATAACGCCTTCCACTCGGAAACGGGGTTGGAAGTTGAGGTAATTCAGAGAAACCCTTTCCAATCATTTAGCATAAGCTCCGGGGCAAATTTTCAATCCATTGTTTCTCTTTCTAAACAAATTTTTCTCTTTACATTCCCCACTACATTTCCCCCCACAACTACATAAAAATTCACGCTTTTTTTGGTTTTTTTTCACTTTTCTGGGCCAATTTATTCAATCTATCACGATTAATATCGCTTACACGATCGGGTACATTCCTCCCCGGATGTTCAATGTCAGCACCAGTTAAACCTGTGCCAACTTTGCCTTCAATGCGGTCTATTACAAGTTTGCGATATTCTAATTTTATTTTATCATCTGTCCCTTCAAGAGCTTCTTTCCAAATATCACGAGCCATTCGTTCAGCCTTGCTAACTATCCGGGGTTCAACCTTATCGGCATTAACAATAACATCAACCCGTTCAGTTCGCTCATCCCCAATAGCCCGAATGTATTCTGACAAAAGCTTTCCTGCTCTGGCTTTTTGGCCGAGTTGCAAGAGTTCTTCGTTTTCTTTTGATTTTTTAGTCATTACACTTACAAACTCCCGCAGAACAATGTGGTGCTATCATTTCCAACTTTATCCACGATTTACAATCAGGACAAAAATTTATAAATAAACAAATTATTTGTAATATTTTCTTAACCATGTTTCTTTTTATACACAACAATTCCAGGTATTACACTAACATGGAAGGGTCTGACAAATCACTCACTTTCGTTTGCACATCATCAAGAACAGTGCCTAAATCATCTAAATCATAATTACCAACTACAATAGTAAATTCTTGTGGCCCTGATTT